AATAAACCAGCATCAAATGCTGAAGTACCTTTATAACCCACAGTAAAGAATTGGTTACCTGCACCAGATGGGTTGTTACCACCAGTATATGGGTCAACATATACTTTATATTTACCATTTAATACGCCAGCAAAAGTAGTAGAAGCTTCATCAACGTTTAAGCCAGTAGAAAGAGCAGGAGCATAATCTAATACACCAGCCATTGCTAAAGCAGAAGCAACATCTGAAGAACAGATGATAAAGTTACCACGGCCACGACGAGTTTGTTGAGCGATAGCATTAGCTTCTCTTTCAATTTGGAATAATAAGCCTTTAAATTTTTCAACTGACCAACGACCGTTAGAGTCAACGTCAAGATCAAATGTACCTGCAGTAGCAGTACCAGTTTGAGCACCTGCTTTAGCAGTTACATAGATTGTACGAATAACTTCACGGTTAATTTCAGCAAGAATTTCAGTAGAAAGAATTTTGCTTAATTCACCTTCAGCATCTAAACCATGAACTGATTTCAAGTCTTGTGCTAATTCGATTGAGTATTCAGCTTTCAATGCACGAGTTTTAGCAACAACTGAAGTTTTCTCAATTGAGAATGCCATTTCAGCGGGTGTTAAACCTTCAGCAGTAGCAGTTGACATACCAGTACCATAAGCATATCCAGAGTTTGCAGTTGGATCATATCCAGTTTGTGAACCAGTACCTGAGTAACCACTATTTGGCTCGTTAAATAATGCTTCTGAACCATATGGGTTACCATTAGTTGCGTAACGGGATTTCATTGCAAAAATCAAACCAGTTGGTTGATTCATTGGTTGTACACCAGCAACATCATATGCAATCAACTGAGGCATAGCACGACGTACCAGGTCAATTAACACAGGGTCAAAACCCGCAACAGCACCAGTAGAAGCACCATTGAAAGTACCAGTACCAGTAGTGTTAATACCACCCGCAGTAGAACCACCTACGTTAGTAGAAGTTTCAAACAACATGTTTGTTGCTTCATGAGCTCGGCCCATTTCACGTTGTTGGTTTTCTAAAATAACTGCCAAGTCACCACGACGAGTACTATCTTTAATTGCAGTACCACCATCCATATCAATTACTGGAGCCCATTTTTCTAAAAGAGCAGAACGATTTAATTCCATTTTTGTTTCCTTTTTATTGTTTTAAAAATTAATTGTTATATTGTTTTAATGCTTTAGCATAAGCAGCAACAGTAGGATCAATATTTCTATATTGACTTTCATTTAGTTCTTCTACAGGAGTATCACTAACGAATGATTCTATTAATGTGCTTGGTCTGCCACTAAAATAATTTTCGCGAATAGTTTGTACTTTAGTTTTAAATGAATATTCATCATCATATGATAATTCTTCTACTAACGCAGAGAATTTTTCAGATTCAGTGTTTGTTAAACCATCGCTAAATACATTTACGATTTCTTTACGAACAGATTCAGAAAGTGATCTTTTTAGATCAATATTTCTTTCAACTTGTTCGTCTAATTTAGACTCTAGTGCATCAATTTTGGCTTCCATTTCACTGATAACATCATATCTTTCTTCTGGAACATCAATATAATGTTCTTCAAAAAGACCTTTCATACCAGTAATGAATGATTCCATAATGTCAGACTTAAGTCCAGCTTCAAGGGCAATTTCATTTTGTTCAATCCACGATTCGACCACATAGTCGAGGTAACCATCAATTTTTTCAACCAAACCCTCAGTAATTGAGTCAACTTGTTCATCAAGTTGTTCTTCAAATTCTTCTTCTAAACGAGCTACTTCTTCTTTCACTCTTGATACTACAGCAGCTTCAAAAATAGTAGTTGCTTTTTCTTTAAATTCTTCAGATAAAGTTTCACCAAACATTAATGCATCAACATCAGCAGAAACATCAAATGATTCTTTAGTTAATTTGTCAATAGCTCTGGAAATACCTTTTTGTCTTTTATTAGCAAGTTTAAGCCCTGATACATCATTTCCTTTTGTTGCTCCATATTTTTTATATCCAGCAGCACCACTTGCACTAGCTTTATTGATATAAGAACCTAAAGTCTTTTTAGATAATTCATCTAGTTGTTCAAACTCTTCAGACATCATGAAATCTTCTAGTTCTTCAACTGAATAATCTTCAAGATTAAATGATTCTTTTGCAAGAAAATCTCGTTTAATTTGTTTTATATGTTCACTTGGAGGTGGATTAGCTGCAAGTGCTGCTTTAAGAGCTCCCTTTTGTCCTTCTCGTTTTCTAATATGACTTAAGGTTTTATCTGCCTTTTCATCATCACCTTCTTTATCACTCCAATATCTTTTAACATATGCTCTTTGTTTTATACCGGCAGATAATTCGTATAATGCTTGTTCTTCTTCATCTAAAGAATCATATTCTTCTTCACTGATAAAATCTTCACCCAAACCTAATAATTTAGATTCTTCCATAATTTCTGCAATTTTTGCATCTATGCTCATTTGTTATAACCTCTTATTGATATATGTTATTATTTATAAAAATTTAAATTTTACTTAATACTGCGTAAAAAGTTTTGGAAGGCACGTATCTTTTGCTCTTCTAAATTTAATGAAGTTGCTTTTGTTATTGTTTTTTTAGCAGTATCAGCAATCATTTCAAATTTTCCATCTTGATATATCCATTCAGCATTTTCCATTAATCCTGTAAGCCAGGCATCCGGTGCACTAGGGTCTGAGACCAAATCTCCCGCAGTGACAATCATGAAGTCATTTTGTACTACATTAACTCCTTCATTATTCATTTTTAATGAACCTAATGCTCTACTTGAAGTACCTAATTTTCCACCGCCATCAATAATACCTTTAGCAATTTGACCCATTGGAGTATCAAGAATTTTAGCTTTTCCAATCCAATTAGTTCCTTCTTTTCTTAATGAAGTAATCAAATGTGATACTCTATCAAGATTAAGTGTTGGCCCATCAGGATGTGATAATTCACCAAATGCAGTATTTTTTTCTACTTTTTCTTTAATATAACGATTAACTTCTTTATCCATTACAGCTTCAGGATATAGTCTACCATTACGATTTTTAATATTAGATTGTAAAAAGATACCTTCAACATAAAGTTGTTTACCTTTTCCTAACTTTTCTTCAACGACCATATTTAATGAGTCATTGACTTCCCTAATAAGTTTCATATTAACTTCCTGTAACTAATACGTTATCATATATACCATATAATGTAGTTTCTATTTTACCAGCATATCCATCGACTTTTCTAAGTCTTAACCAAACTTCACCTTGAACAGCAGCAGCCGAAGCATTTACTATAGTAACAGATATGTCTTGTGTATTGTTTGTTGGTTCAGCCGGAAATAACTCAACGAAATCCATGAAGTTTCCGTTATCTGCTAATAATGATACTACTCTTGTACCACCTCTATTAACTTTATATATTGCTCCTGCTTCACCTGCCCATTGCGCACCAATAATATTAACAATTGGAGTACCAACAACTACCTGAGTAGCATATGAAATCTTAAAAGTAGTACCAGCAATTGCAGCAGCACCATTTGCAGTTAATGTAGCATGTGTAGCATCTGTTACAGAAGTAATAGTACCAACATATACGCCTGCTGAGGTATATATCTTAGCATTAACATGAGATGCTGTAAGAAATGCAGTACCAACTCCTACAACAGTAGTTGCACCTGTACCAATTGTTACAGTACCAACACCATCTAAAATATTAGTATATGGTAATAAATCTGTTGCTAAAGATATAACTGACGCGGCGGTATCACTTCCGGAAATCTTTACGACTGCCTCTGTTTCAGTTACTTTTTGAATTGCTTTTGTTAAAGCTGCCATATATTATTCCTTAATGAGTGCGTCAAGTATGTTTAGAAAGTTTGTCGAACTCTCTTTCATAAACTCAACAACTTCTAATTTATTTTCTAATAAGTTATTTATATAATTTTGAGTTTCAACATTTATAGCAATAACTGATTCATCTTCAAGAACATAGTGTAATTTACCATTAATAATAGAATCAAATTCATTCATCTCTCGTATTTGAGAAATAACTGGATCTATTGAAAAGGATTTGTCGGAAGCGATTTTAATATATTGTTCAATTATTTTATTTGTGACTTTTATATTATGTTCTTCTTTTATTATATCTGCAATTTTTAATATATTTTCTGAAAAGAATTCTTCGTATAAATTACTAACAATTTCTTTTGCTTGCTCTGAATATTTAATATGATTCTTTGCTTCCGCCAAATTTTTAAACTGAGTTAATTCATTATTAATTAATATATTATTATCAATAGTTCTCTGAATAGTATTACCATAACAGTAGGTATGTTCTTGTATACCTACTGTCGATAAGGTTTTCTGTAATCTTTTAGAAAACTGAGAATAGTACATTATAGTTCAGCGATTCTTGCTCTAGTAGAAGTTTCTGGAATACCATGTTTTTTTCTAACTGCTGCTAATCTTTTCTCAGCACCTGCTTTTGTAGTGTGATAGGTATCAATTCCACCTTTAGTACCGGTATGCATAACAGCATGGGTATAACCAGATTTTTTAGCAATATCCATAGAATGTAAACTAGAACCTCTTGCACTACCTTTAGGTGAAGTGTCTGTACCCATATCACCCCGTTCAAAGTCTTCTTTTCTTAATTTATCAGCAGTTCTTTTCCAATCTGCCACTGCTTTAACTTTTGCTTCTGGATAATTTCCTTTCCATCCCATTTTAGCTGCTGCTAAATCACTACTCTTTTTTCTTTTGTCACTTAGTTTTTCTCCAGCTTTAATCAATGAGCCATCTGGATTTACTTTATCGGCAGTTTTATGTTGCAATGCATTTATATATTTTGATACTGTATTTCTATCCAATTCATCTAGTTGTTCAAAGTCTTCTTTACACATTTTATCTACAGCATTTTTAATACCTTTCTTTCGTAAAGCAGCTTTTGCATCTAATTTTTCACCTTTATCACTATTGCCTAAACCAAATTGTTGACCTGCATGAAAGGCCTTTTTATCTAAATCAGGTACTGCTTTATTAAAATAAGACTTTAAAGTCCTTTTACTTAATTCATCTAGTTGTTCAAACTCTTCTGACATCATGAAATCTTCTAGTTCTTCAACTGAATAATCTTCAAGATCAAATGATTCTTCAACTACTGAACCAAACATATTTTGAGCAACCGATACTCTCATATCATCTAAGCGTTCTGAAATTTTACTTGCCATTATAGCATTAAAATTATCTTCAATATCAACTGAATTACCTTGAGCAATAGCAGTAATTAGTGATTTAATGTTTTCTCTTAACATATTTTTTCCTTGTTATTGAGCACCCTGAGATTCTTCAGGGGCAGGAGGTGGATTCTCTTTATTTTGTTGGTTAATTTCTTTGATATCCTGATCACTAAATTGTAATACATTTTTAGCAACCCATTCTTGACTATAATATCTTCCAACAAACTGATCTATTATTTGTAATGTAGCTAATCTACTATTTAGTATTTCCGATTCTTTAAGTTCAGTAAAATAATTATCTTTTTGAAAATCAAACTGAATCTGTTGTTTCATATCGAACCATTCTTCATCTCGAATGATTCCTTTTGCTACTAACTGGATTCTTAAAGCATCTATAATTAAATTAGCAAACTTCTTACGGAGTCTAGTAACAAATTTATTAAACTTAACTTCTTCTCGAGTAATTTCAGTAGAACGACCAATACTAAATCCTTGTGTTGGTTGTAATCTACCTAATGGCACATTTAGCGCCTGAAATAATTTATTTTGGAAATATTGGATATCTTCAATATTACTTAAATTAGAGTTTTTAGTAAATACCCCACAAGATAACGCAAATGTGTGATGATTATGATATAACTCATCATTATCAATTGTTAATGTACCTACCTCAATTTCTTCTTCTAAATATTCAATTGCAACAATTCTGTGGTTATGAAGACTCTCTTTTACTCTAAAGTCTTTCCACGAATCATATCCACCAAATCTTGTTACACATTTTGATAAGATAGTGCCTGTGAATCCATATTCAGGTTTCCAATTTGGAACATTCTTATTTATATTTAAAGATATAAATCTATCTAAACATTCTTGATTTTCATTTAATAAATCAACTACGTCATTTTTTGTAACTTGGTGTGAGGTTCTACCTTTTACAGCATCAATAATGCAGCATAAAATATAATTATCAAATACTAATTCTTGATTTTGTTTATGTGAAACTCTTCGAGATACTCCTAATTCTTCATCTTCCCATATTAATTTATTAATTAAAGATTGACGATTACTTGCCTCAATTCTTCTTTCATCCGTCCAACTCTCTTTCCGTAGTTTTGAAAGAAGTTGTCTGAATTCAGAATCATTCTTAAGTTTATAACAAAACGCCTCAGTAGCTTTTAATCTATTTTTTCTAGATGTATTTGCTCTAATTTCTCTATCTACATCAGATAAATTATCAATATAATATTGAACAGACATCCGTATTTTTTCACAATGGATTTCATATTCTAAATCAGATAAACTATTCCAATAATCTATAGAATTAATTGAAGATTTAGCACATTTTTCTTGATACCATTTAGAATTTAATTCTCGTTCTTTATCATTTTTTGCTTTAGCAGCTATAGTTCCCAACATAGGAGGAAATCCTATAGATCTATGATACGCTGTATGATCTTTAAATGACATCAAACATAAATTTTCCGGAGAATTATTAAATCTATTCACATCTTTATGATGAACGACATAACCGTCTCCAAAATTCTCTTCATATACTTCTAACGGAAGTTGAATATGATTTTTTACTAACCTATGAGTATACGTCCATTTTTTTGATTTATTATCAAAAACCATTTCATAATCTAATTTTTTATATTCTGAAATAAATTCTTTCTTGCGATATAATGGAATTAAACTTTCACCTATAGTAAAATCTTTAGCTTCAACAAATCCCTTTCCATATATCGGAAATTTATGATCTGGTGTACAAATGATCTCTTTGCCATTATCAAGAGTTAATTTCATAACTTTAGCAGATTTTTGTGTTACTCCTGCCCATGAAATAAGACCTGGTTTTACTTCACCTGTAAATTCATCACATGAATATGTCCATAAGATTTTACCATTAGATATTTCATTTTCAATTTCTTTTATACTTAATTCTCTACCGTCTAATAAAGAAACTTTAGTATCCATAGAAAAACATCCACCTGGCAATGTAGTAATCTCAGTACCTTTACCACCTTCACGGCGAGGCATCCAAAAATCTTCCATCATACTTAGGTGTCTACGATCATCTCGAGTTTCACCAGTAGTTGCATCATAAACAATTTTATTTCTAAACTTGTTCATAATATCATTTACATACTGTTCTGCTTTTAATTTAGGTAGATTTCCTACATCAACATAGAATATACGTCTTTCCGGGGCTCTTGAAATTCTATAAATTACTACAGCATCTTCAACCATTTTTAACTGATTGGTTGGTTTTACTGCTTTATGTAAATGACCTAGAGTCATACCAGAGTTTGGATCAATTAAACCACTTGGGCAATAAATCACAGAATCCAATGATAACTTTACACCTTGAGATGTTTGTTCATTAATGCCTTTATCATTATAGATATAGTATTCATCAATAGATTTTACTACTTCAATATTCTTTTCATTTCTAGCCTTTACTACATTTTTGATCTTTCTTATTTTTCTTGGATCAATTTTACGTAACTCAGCAATACCTTTTTTGATATTATTTGGGTCTATTAATACTTGATAATATACTCTACCATCAATATACCATTGTCTAAAAATATCAGGACCAAATTCTTCAAAATCCAATAATCTTAATACTTCTTCAAATTCATCAGTAATTTTCTTCTTAATAGAATCTGAGACTTTTAGATCATCTAATTTTATTTCAATTGATTTATCATCATCTGTTACGATAGCTTCATTTACAATATCAGTAATAGCAGAATCACAATCAGAATACTGAGCTACTTCACGATATCTACGAATAAGATCATTTTCATTCTTAACAATAGAATCCATGTCAAGAACAAGACCATAATAATTAGCGGTATTTGCCGATGTAGTTATTACAGTACTACCATCTTCAGAACTAGGAGGCACTACACTAGGTAGTTCTTTAGAAGGTTTTTTCTTGCTAGGTAATGATAAACCAAAAATATTCAATGCCATATTATTCTACTTTTCAATTACTGTTATATTATTTATATAAAAATGAGGGATATAAAAATACCCCTCTTCTAAAATTATAGAGAAAATGGAAGAGTTCCTATAGGAGTATCTACAGATAAATTAACTCCAAATGAAGAACCATCTGTATCAGTACCAGTGTTTGACGTAAAGTAGTTATAAGTAAATTCTACATCAAATGTTTCAAGTTGATTTGCAGAATCATAATCTAATGTTATAGCACCAATAGATGTTGGGAATGCATCAGCAAACTTATATATTTTTAAAGTAGCACCATTACGATCTAATTGATGGATTTCTAATTCAACTTGATATTCAGCTGGATTTGTTTTACCTTCTGTTGCTGCATATCTTTGAATGCCTGCTTGCCAAGATTCAAACGCATTTCTTAGTCCAAATGTTACATCATTATAAATTGTAACTTGCCAAGGTTGAAACGTGCGTTCACCTGCAACATTAAGAACTCTACCTCGATAAGGTATTTCTATACTAGCAATAGTTGAACCTGGTAAAGATGCACTTTTACATAAGAATTGTGCTCTAGCACCTTCTAATGCTCCAGCTGTTACAAATGTTGGAAAGTGAAGGTATGCGCGAAATTGATTAGCCCGTGCACCCCCACCTATAAGTTGACTCTTAAAATCTGATACGTTACCCATGTAATAATGTCCTATGGTGATTTTTATTAAAATGATTTTTAATTTGAGAATTTGATATAATTCTTTTACATATAATACAAGAGCATTTAGGTGTTATTAATCCCATTCTTGATTCACTCTTTTTTCTTCTTGTATTATCAGTTTCTTTAATTCCTAGTTTATGTTTATTTCCTATAAGACATAAACTAATTTTATGTTTTGTTTCTGTTGTATGCTTTCTTCCTTTATTAGATTTACCAACTAAGGAAACTGCCTTTCTATGCTTTTCAGTTGATACTCTATTAATTCTACCTCTATTAGCATCTTCTTCAGATATTGCTCTATTTGTAGTTCTATTTATAAAATCTTTTCTATTAATAACATCTAGTTTCAATAAAACTTTATTTTCCCATTTTATAGCTAAATCTCTAGTAGAAAAAGTTTTTCTTATTTGAAACTCAAATGCATCTAAACCATATTTTTCTATTAAAATTGCTACACGTTTTGAACTAGTTTTATACGTAACCCAAAAATCATTAGGATTGCAGTACTTAGCATATCTAACACCATAATAAAATGTGTTTTCAGGTATACATTTTAGTAAATATGTATATGGTATAGTTATATTTTCCATTAGTTTCTCTAAACTAATACTCTATAGAAAGTAAACTGACAATCATTGAGTAGTGACTTTCGGATGCCTCCTAGTCAGTTTAGTTTATTTATTTATAACAATAAAGATGGGAGTATATTTCAACTCCCAATATTATTAAGCACCAACTATGCTAAAATCAACACCTGTGCGTGATGCAATAAATGATAATGTTATATAATTAATTGAGTAGTTTGGTTTAATATAAATGTCACCCACAAAGTTATTATTCATAATAACCTGAGATGTATTATTTGAATCATCACAAACAACTTTAAAGTCAGTAATGCCTCTTCTACCTTTAACATCTCTTAAGAACGGTTCAACAATGTTTTTAAATTGAGCTCTTGTGAATGTATCATTGAATTCAAATAATTGATATAAAGATGCTTTACCAATTGCCTTTTCAAGAGTAATAAACAATCTACGAATGCCAATTCTATCAAATGCAGAAGGTTTTGCTTGTAATGTTTTATCACCATATAGAACAACCCCTTGGCCTGGGAATGCAACTACAGGATTAACACCATTTTGATATAATACATTACGATCTGTTTTAGTTGGATTAACACCCAATTTAACAACATTCTTAATTTGACCGCGATTAAATCCACCTGGTGACCACCAAGCATCATTTGTATAATCTGTTCTAGCACATAACCCAGCGATATCACCATTTAATGGTACCCAACGATATGTATCATTATATCGATCATATTGATATTTGTAACCAGTATCCATTACAGCATAAGAAGATGATGTAACTGCATTTCTATAAGTATTAATTGCAGTTGTAGCAGTTGATCCACTACCTATAATTGGTGTACCAGCAGAATTATCTTGAGGTGATACAAATACTACAAGGTCTTTACGAACTTCAGCCACGTTTTGGATTACATAATTTGCTGTAGTAGCTGTAGCTTTACCTACAGGGAGTAATTGAATATCATATTGACTATCATCAATATATAATACCCATGCAGCTTGAGCAAATACTCCACCAGTATCAGTAAAATCATCAACTCCACCTGCTAAAGATGATGAAGAGGAAATACTAGCAGTTCCAGTTAATAATGATTTAAATGTTAATCCTGCAGCAACTGAACCCCAAGCAGAACCTGAAGCAGCAACGTTAGCAGTATGTCTCATCCACCAAATATATTTTGATGTAGTATTGATAACATCTTTATAATAGTTATTAGTACCATCATATTTACGAGCATCAGATGCTTTAGAAACATACGCAAATTTTTCTAATACACTATTAGCAGAACCTGTAAATACTCCATCTTCATCAATTACAATAATATGTAACTCATCATTTAATGAATTAGCAGCAGAAGCATAAGAAGATGTACTTGGTGCAGAATCAAATTGATCATAATATGCCCAAGTTGCTAAACATCCAGTTGCAGTTGAAAGTGCAATAGCAGCAGTAGTAATTGTTGCCGCAGAATTTGAAGCAATTGCAGTTACAGTACCTACAGTATTACCCGATGCATCTTTAATGATAGCACCAACAAATAATTCAGCCAGAAATGCAGTACCACCGGTTAATGCTGTACCACCTAAAGTAACAGAAAGAGAACCTGAAATAGTATTCTTGAATGTTGCAGAATCTGCATAAGATACTTTTAATGAATTACCAAAAGTGCCTGAATACTTAGCAGCCCAATCAGCATTTGCAGTTGAAGTAGTTAATGTATTATAATGATCAATATTCTTAATTTTTGTAGCAGTACCGGCATTAGAAACTGCATTCAAATATCCTGTAGCATCTTGTCTTGTGATATATAAAGAACTTGTATATGCTAAAAAGTTTGCTGCAGTGAAAAATGATTCAAAATTGTTTGCAATGGGTTTACCAAATTGGGCAACAATATCATTTTCAGATGAAAGTAATGTTGGTTGTAGTGTTGGACCCCATGGGAATATACCCGCAAAAGCTCCAGTTGATGCATCTACTGCAGGTACTATAGAAGTAAAATCTTTTTCTACTATAGTTACTCCAGGACTCAGTGCATAGGCCATATTGTATTCTCCTAATTATTATGTGTGTATATGAACCCATTTTGATTCATTGTATTATTTATATATTTTAGAAATTCAGTAGCATAATGGGTCCATCAGGTTCTGTTTGTCCATCATCATAAAATCCAAATGGTGTTAATTCTTCTTCAATCATTTTCATTTGATTGTCATACATAACCTTTCTAAGATTTACATTATTCATTTCTTTAAAGTATTGCTGAGTAGTTAACCAAGCAAATATGACTAAACCCATTACTAAATCATCATGATAACCATCATCAGCTGCATATGAATCTCGTACTTCAATAAATGTAGACAATTCAGCAATAGTATCTGAATCTCGTATTAATAGTTTATTTTCTACTATTAATGATTTTAAATTAGAGCAACCAATTCTTTTTACTTTCTTATCTGTATTGACCCCTAATTGAGCTTTAGCTCCAAATCCGCCACCCACAACTTGACCTCTATTTAGACCTTTTTGACTTTTATTAACTAATAATAGATTTTCATATTCTAGCTCATAATGAAGAATATGACTAACTTGTTCTGATATATTTATTTCAATTAATATGTGAGCATCATTGTAATCTTTTGCAATTTTATATATAATACTTGGAAATAATAATGGAGCAATTTTATTATTCCTATATTTAGCAACCTGTTTATATGGAATATCTGTAATATCTATAACTTGTATAATAGAATAATCACCACCAACCCCTTTGGCAACATCCACAGTCAGACAATAATTTCTACTTTTATCAGGTTTTTCAAATATATCAAGTCCATCTAGATTAATAATGATAGGTTTATTTGGCGATAGTTTTGCTAAATTGTCTCCTGGAATAAGTGTTGAACTACTACCTAGCCACGCGCAATTATGTGAAATTAAATCATTTGAATAATATAAATTTCCATTATCTACATTTACTGGATCATATACATCTATAAAATCATGTGGTTCTATATTAATAATTATCTTATTATTAATAACATCACAAATTTTTAATGTGCCTGCTATTATTTCTTTGCCATTATCAATAAATCTATGGTTTTCAGTTACAATAATATTACTATCATCTACAAATGATATTTTTAAAGTATCTCTTTTATTTTTAATAATACCATCAAAAGATTGAAATCCAGATGGGGTTAGTATTTTATATCTAGAGTTCATTTTGCAATATTTGTGTTTTTCTTAGTATATTTGATATAGTACTAGTTGATACATTAAAATTAGGAGCATAGGTTTTAGCAAATACGTGTTCATACGAACACCACTTTCCATTTCTAGCAATATAATCATATTTTATATGTAAAGGTGGTTTTGAATTATATAAAGTAAGCACTTTAGAATATAACTCTAATAATTCTTTCTTTTTATCTTCTTTTATATTGATAGTTTTTCCTTTTCGTATTTCTGACCACAATTCTCTAGTATGAATTGAAG